CGTCGTAATCATCGGCGCGATAGATATCGATGCCGACGGTCATTTCATTGTTGTAGAAAATCTCTTGTTGCTTCGGGGTCAGACCGAACGGCCATAGATGCGCGTTGTTGATCCGCAACGTATCGGTCGAACCGTCGATGTATATATTGGTGTTCAGGCAACCGCTTCGGAAGTCATCCACATAGCCGCCGCCCACGCTATTCTGGACCACGCTCAGATCCGCCTTGGCGTAAATCCCATTCCAGCCGCGCTCGCACTGAACGCCCAGAACCCTCCAGCGAAGGGTATTCGTGATGTTGATCGCGGGCGGGAACTGAATGAGTTCGTATTTGACGTTGGTGTCCACCTGATCGAAGGAGATCGTCAGACCTGCGATGGTCGGCCCGGGATTGTAGACGGTCCCCACGGCCCCACCGTCGTTCGCCTCCATGCTGAAGACGCCGGTCGCCACGATGGTAAATGTTCTCGGCACCCAAATGATCGTGTTGCCGATCCCGTCTCCAAATAAAATCTGGCCTTGCTTCGTCATATAAAGCCGGTTGGTGACCCTATATTGACCCGCTGGCACATAGATATTTCGACCGCTCTGGATCGCCTTATTGATCGCGATGGTATCGTCCGCGACCCCGTCACCCTTCGCCCCGTAATGCTTCACGTTCGCGATGAACGTATTCCCGATCATGTCGGCGATCTGGTCCATCCGGAACGAACGGGTCGACGGCGTCCGTCCATCCTGCCAACCAAGCAAAAGGTCCGTGGGGAGGACGGGCGAGACCGCCCGTGGTTGCGCCGCCACGGTCGAGGGCAAGACCCCGTCGGGATCGGTCAGCCAAGGTGCCAGAGGGTTAAACATGGGCGATCACACCTTCTTGGGGATCATTTTGTTGTAGCCGAACGTCCCGTAACCGAGCACGCCATAAGGCCGTCCGGCCAGCGGACGCCCGGTGGAGATGAAGATCGGCCCGCCGACGGCGGATCCCGGGTTCCAAAGCTGACCTTCCTTCAGAGGATCGAGCCACGGCAAGCCATTGCCGCCCAACAACAAAAGCTCCAGGGGCGTGACCTCTCCGAAGAAGACGGGAGGCGCTCCATTCAGCGGTGCCGAGCCCGGCCCGACCCTGGCGAAGGTGTCTTTGTTCCACACCCCAGGTCCGGACGGTTTGACCACCGGCCAGTTGAAGGCGTTGTAGACGTGCAACAAGCCGCCGATGTTCTCGAAGTATGCCGCCGGTTGGCCTATCTCGCTGGCCGCGATGGACTGGCCATAATCGTCGGTGATGAGGTTCCCGTAGTCGTCGGTGAGCCAAATGAATTGCGGCGCTCCCGATTCCCAGGCCCAGAACTCCTTTCCCGGCAAGAGCCCGATGACCGCGACCGCGCCCTGGTAGCAGGGTCCAAGCCCTTGCTGAGAGGAGCAAAAGAACGCCTCTCCGGGCCCGATGATGAGGTTGTTGATGTCGCCCCAGGTCACGACGAACGAGCTTGGTTCCGTCCTTTTCGGGAGTGTCGCGTATCCGCCCATACCGTAACCATGGACACCGTATGGCGAGCCGTCGATGAACGGACCGCCGGGAGACTGGGGCGGCGTGACCTCGGACATCCGCGTCTGAGCCTGGGGATTGACCGGGTTGTAGATCATGAACCAGCCCCGGGAGGGTTGCGTGGTCATGACGAAGACCGACTCGTTTTGCTTCGCGATCATCACCGAACGATCGATAAGCTGGTTCGGGATGGGGATCCCCGAGATCGCCGAGACCTTCTCCAGCACTTCGTATTTTTTCAGCGGGACATAGGGCGGGATCGAAGCGCCGCCGACGATGAGTTGCGTCAGACCCCAGTTTCCGGGGGTCGTCTCGCCCGTGATATTGAGCCGACGTGTCGTCTGATACCCGTGGGTGCCGAACTCCTCGGTGCCAAACGGACGATCAATCTCGGAGTAGACCGGCCCATAGCCGGTGACATTCGGGCTCGGTCGCGGGTTATTCACGGGGCGCGGATCAGGCGGGAGGATGATCGAGCGATACTGGTCCTGGGGTTTGTCCAGTTGGTCCGGTCCGACCAAAAGCCCAGTGTCGACCAGCGTGTTTCCCGCCCATTCAAACTTCCGCCGCATCTGAGCGAGCGGATACCAGAAGCCCGTGAGATCGCATTCCCCCATCGCCTGGGGGTGTCGCGTGCTGATCCTGGCTCTTCCGGAACGGGCGTAGCGCATCAGCCCATCCGCCCATAGATCCCAACATTCGGGATGTGGGTAATGGGTCCGGGCTCCTGATCCCTTCGCGTCATCCTTTCCCAGGCACCCTCGAAGTTTTTCAGCTTGGCGTCGTATTGCTGAGGCGCGAACTTCTCCGCGAGGCGACGGGTCATCGCCGATATGAAGGTCTCATAGGCTCTTCGGGGGACATTCGGCGCTTCGCCGCCGCCGAGATTGGCGTCCTCCATTTGCTGAAGCCCATACCAACGGGCAACCATGTTTGGCGCTCCGACCGTCGGCACTTGCCAGAACGTGATCTGGGGCCTGGTCAGCATCTGAAACCAATACTGGGTCACCATGCCGCGCTGACGCTTATTGGTAAGCGCGGCGTAGCCCGTTCGCGTGATCGGCACGAGGATCCGGTCGAGATCGACACCCGATCCGTTGCCGTTCACCCGCGAGATCCAAACCTCTTCGAGCGTCACCAGATCCTGGGGAAGAGCGTAGGTTTCCACCCCTGGGACGAGATCGATCGTGCCCGCCGTGGTCTTCCAGAAGTTGAACCCAGCGTCTTCCCACTCGACAAATTCGAGGTTCATCGAGGTGCGCGCCGACATCATCATGTGCCGGTCGATATCGGTGGGGCGGATCTGGAGGCGATCGAACGCCTCCGTGATCACCGATCCATTGGTGAGGAGGTAGCTAAACGCTCCGCTGGACTGACCTGGGGTTACGGCCATGGCTCACCTCCACGGCCCGGGACGAGCCCTATCTCTTAATGACCGTATTCACCCGCGCTATCGCCGCCCTTGCCACCTTCATTGTTGCCGGGCTTTGACGAGACGTATCCAGGCTCGGAGACTGATCCAGCCGCTGAGTATGGGTTGCTTTCGGCACCACCACGGGCGCGCTTGCCGGGGTTGCCCTTCGATTTCGCACCCGAGATGCGGCCACCCTTGGCGCGTTTCTGAGGAGCCTCGTCTTCGATCTTCATGATCTTGTTCATCTCCGTGGTCCTTCTCAGTCGATGCCAGCCTGGATGGATTGCATGACGGCGCGTCCAGTGCCCGCCGTGATCGTGAGCCGGTGTGCCATGATTGGCTGATCCGCGTAAGTGGTTTCGCCATTCACGGTCTTCCCGGTGAGCGTGCCGTTCGGCCAGGCGAGGGGTGCCACGTAGCTCGCCGGTTCGAGCGACCATTGCTCAGGCATCGCCGTCAGGGTCGGACCGACATCGTTCGGATCATCGTAAGTGTGCTCGACCGTGTAGGTCACCGTGCCGGTAACCGAGACCGCGACGGTGAGGGCCCAGACGGTGGCGAGGTGATTGTCGAGAACCCACGGGCTGGAAGCCACGCCGTTCGTTCCCACGGTGATCGCGCCGACGGTCGCCGCACTCGTGGCGATGCTCGTTACGGTTTTGAAGTCGAGCGCGGTCTGGCCGGTCGCCGTGCTGGTGACCCCGGTGACCGCCGATGAGATCGGCGATCCGTTGGCGTTGGTGCCGTTCACGGTGAAGATCACCGCCGCGTCGTTTCCCGAGGAAGCGATGGAGACCCGGCGAGGGACATCGAGAACCGCGACGCCACCAGTTACCAAAGATCCGTTCAGGATCAGGTTTCCGGCGGCTCCCGGCGTTTGCGAAAGGGCGATCCCGTTGGCGACCAGCGCCCCGAGTTGCAGGATTACGACGGAAGGATTGGACATCCTTTGCCTCCCGCCCGCATCAGAACTGGGTTACCCCGAACAGGAATTTCGGCTCGGCTGGGGTTCCTCGGAGCATCGCCGCGATGTTGATGACCTGGCGCATCTCCAGTTTCCGACCCGTCATGATCAAACCGGTGACGGTGCCGTTTGACGCATTGGCCCCGATTCCGGTGCCTCCGCCGCTGGCACTCACCTGGATCACGCCACGAGGATCGCCCGTGGTCGCCGTCGCCGGTTCCGTCTGATCTGGGGCGAGAAAGCCGACCGAAGACGCCATCGACGCGCCATTCCAGCAAACCGTGATCTCTTCCCAGTAGGGGGTCCGAAAGTGGAAGCCGAACACATCACCCGTGCCGACCGTGTAGTTGTGCGTGGCATCGGTAAACCCAGGGGTGATCGTGCCGATCGCCTTGAAGCACTTCTTTCCGTAAACGGTCACGGCTCCGACCGGCCCGGCGACCGTCTCGCGCATCGGCACGCCGTAGATATCCCAGCCAGCAACGGTGATCGCGCCACCAGTGCCGCCCGCGACACCGGTAATCGAGACATTCCGGGCGATGGCCTGACGCGGATCGAGGAACAATCCCGGGCCGCCCGCGACGAACGGATAAGCCGCTTGCGGAGGAGGGAAGCCCATCGGAGATGGACCCCAGAGATCGCCCGTTCCAACGGGAGCGGTCGCATTGGTGAACAAAGCCGGGTTGGCGAGCGAGATCGTGGTCGCGGTGAGGATGGCCGCGACCTGGGTCAGAAGCGGAGCGGTCCCCGCGCCATTCCCGAGAGAGCCGATCACCAACGGCATCCCGACGGTATAGAGCCGACTATCGGAAACGATGACGGTGGTGCTTCCGAGGGTGGCGTTGACGAAGCCAAAACCGAAGTCGAGCACGACGGCGGCGGTTACCGGAGCCGCGCCATACACGGAATTGGAGAAGGGGCGGACCGGCACGTTGCGGGTGACGCCGAGGGACGCATTCGCGAACGTCATCGGCACGTTGATCGTCAGAACCTGACCGGCGGAGATGTTCACCGCACTCGTCGGAGCGGGAACGGCGGCGACTGAACGAACCTCGGTGAGATCATGAAACGCCTGAACAACGCCCGTGTAACCCTGGACCTTGTCCTTCATGTAGGCCATGCGGGGATCGAGCACCCCGATGCCCTGATAGAAGAGCGACGGGCCCGCATCCAGGTTCGGATCGACTACCGGCGAGCCAAAGTAAGCCGCCAGATACGCTTGCATCGAACCAGGGACATGCAACGGCCCATCGAAAATGCTAGTGGCCATCTGGTGCTTTCCTTAGTTCGTTGGGTAGGCTCCAAACCCGCACCGCCAGTCATCCCAACCGATGTAATACCGTTCCGTCCCTTTAACCATGAGGTTATTGGTCGAGAAATCGGTCTGGATTTCGGTCCGGAACGGCTTGCGGTCGAGGCAAATGAGCCCTCCGCTATCGGAGAGCACGAACCAGGCATACGGCGACGTCAGGAAGTCCATCACCACGTAGCCGTCGCGGAGATCGTCGTTCTCCTTGACCGACCATGTGTCGTTATTCGTGGTTCCGGGGCGGAGTTCGGTCTCCATGAGGCGTTTCGCGACGTGGCGAAGCTCGACGGGGACCACCAGCTTCTTGCCCTGGCTTCCGTAGAGTAATCCGGCCTCATCGCGGAAGCGCCGGATCATGTTGTTCGCCAAAATCAGCGAGTTTTCGTTGAGCCCGACCTGATTGGTCGGGGTGTTCGGCACCTGGTAGCCGTCAACGGGGTGGTTGGTCGCGAAGAGGGGGAGGTTATCGCCGCCGATCGTGGCGTTCAGCACGTTGCCCGTGTTGAGAGGAGCCGCCCCGTTGATCTCTTTCATCTGGCGGAACGATCTGGCGAGCCCGAGGTTGGCCGCGTCGAACGCCGATTTGTAGAGGTTGTCGTCGAGCGCTTCCTCGGTGAACGCATATCCGAGGGAGAAGACGACGTGGAGATGATTCCAGGTAAACCGTTGCCCGGCGAGGTTATCGAACTGGGTCGGCGTGCCCGCGAGCTTCAGTTGCGGCAAGGGCAAATACCGCACATGGACCGTGCGCTCGGCCTCCATGTTCGATGGGCCCTTCGCGTAGATCTTGGTCCATTGGGTATCCATCTCGCGATAGAGACCCTTGATCTTGCGGACGCCTGGGAGAAGCAACGCGGGGATTTGCGAGGTGGTGATTGCCATGGTTCAGATCCCCAGTCCCTGAAGGTTTTCCACGAGGGACGCATTGATCCTCACCAGGATCCACGGATTGGTGTTCGTCGGATCCTGCGGCCCACCCGCGACACCGGCCAGACCGACGATGCGAAGCGGGAGCGCCGCCGTCGTGTTGATCGAGGCTCCGTCGAGAAGCATGGTCGAGAGACCGGCGGCGTTCGGCGCACCGTTGGTGCCCGTCAGCCAGTTGATGTTCTGGCCCCTCCAGGTTTCCGACCACGGACCGCCCTGGACCTGAGCCCGATAGGTCGTGAACGGGTCGTCGATCACCGCGCACGGGATATCCACACCGGTCGGCGGAGCCGCCCCGATCTTATAGGCCCCGTTCTGGCCGTGCATCGTTTGCTGGAAATTGACGTCGTAATAAGGATAAACCCCGGCGAATACGCCGAGAAACGAAGTATCGTTCAAGGCGGCGATAATCACCTCGCCCTGATTGACACCGGCACCTCCGGTTCGCACCAGATCGCCGATACCGATATTCGCGGTATATCCGTTTTTGATTTTATAGGCCGATAACCCGTAAGTGGGTGCCCCGACCATTTGGTTGGAGCGGATCAGGCCAAGTGGCGAGATTGCATTGAGCGCCATGGATGGGGCTTCCGTCCCGGATCTGCTTGGCCCCTGAGCGGGACGGCATACCCTGTGAATGAAAACCCCGGCCCGGAGCGGGCCTTGGCGTTAGTTCCCAGCGTTGGAGTATTTATAAGAAAGTGTCAAGCGTCTTACCCGGCGAGACCCTCGATTTCGACGCTGATCGGGATAGATCTGACGCCGCGACCGTTCGGAATACCCTCTTCGCCTCTCGTCGCGGACTTTCCCGACGCCGCCGCCATCGTCTTATCGCGTTGTTGCTGATACGCCGCCGCGAGATCCTCTTGCCGCGCTTCGTGGGTCAGCCGCATCGGCCTTCCATATAGTCTTTGGCCGCGCCGCTCGATCGGGGCGTCTGGCGATGTGCCCGGTTCGACGAGATCCGGCCAGTCGACCGCCTTCTCGGGACGCCATCCGGCGTTGCGGATTTCCAGCATCTCACCAGGGTCCACGGGCTAGTTG